CCTCTCTATGAGCTCTTTCAGAATAAGGTAAAGGGTAAGAGAAAGGTGTTCTTTGTATCGGGTGCAGTCAATGCCGAGGAGAGAGAACGAATAAGAGAGATTACTGAGAAAGAAAAGAACGCAATTATAGTCGCATCTGTTGGTACGTTTTCTACAGGTATAAATATAGTTAATCTGAATAACATAGTGTTTGCATCTCCAACAAAGTCTCAAATAAGAGTTCTACAATCCATAGGTAGAGGACTAAGAAAAACTACTGATGGAAAACCAACTACTGTTTTTGATATAGCTGATGATCTTTCTTGGAAAAAGAAAAAGAACTATACTCTTAATCACGCTATTGAACGCATAAAAATTTATGCAAAGGAAAAGTTTAAAACTAAAACATACGAAGTACCAATATGAACGTTGAGTGGAAGGCAATCTTGGATGCTCTGATGGACGGAGCAGAGGACATAAATATCCATTCTTATCGATTATCGGATGGAAGTTACATTATGGCTGAAGAGATGGATTATGATCCTAACTTTGATATCCTCTTTCTTGATCTTCCAGTCTTAATCAAACAGAAGAGAAATGGTTCTATCGCATTAGAGAAATGGATGTTTCAACCTGAGTACGAAGAGGAGAAGGTTCCAACTCAACCCATAGAATTACATTGCAATAAAATCATAGCAAAGACAGAGGCACCTGTATCTTTAAAGAGAGATTACCTTAAATATAATTTCTTAGATAAATTGCATGGAACCTTTGATGAAGAGGAGTTTCAATCTATATTAGATGAAATACATTCTTATGATCTTGATAAGAAGGATCCTACTATTGATCCTCTTATGGATCTATATCAAAAGAGATTGAAATATCCAGACAAGAACTGATTCTATTCCTTTCCTTTTTGATACTTTGAGTATTATACACTTATTGTAAATACTTGTCAACCTTTTTATTTTTTTCTTTACATTTTCTTAAATTATGTTATAGTAGCTCTATATTATGAAAGTAAAACCTAAAGATAAGCCACATTATGTGAACAATAAAGAATTTTCTCAATCAGTAGTTGACTACGTAAACCTAGTAACTGAAGCAAGAGAAAATAATAATGATGATCCTAAGATTCCGGAATACATCGGAAGTTGTTTTCTGAAGATCGCAGAAGGACTATCACGCAAACCAAACTTTATTGGTTACACATATCGAGAAGAAATGGTCATGGATGGAGTTGAGAATTGTATCAAAGCCATTATGAATTATGATGTTGAAAAGGCAACACGAACAGGATTACCTAATGCGTTTGCGTACTTCACACAGATTGTCTGGTATGCGTTTCTTCGAAGAATTCAAAAGGAGAAGAAGTATCAGGACATAAAGGAGAAGTATATGGAACATGCGGATGTAAGTCAATTCGCAGACTTTGGTAATGTTGCAAATGCAGGAAGTATTATTGATCGTGTTAGGTTAAAGGCACAGAAACTTCGCCAAAGAGATACAGAACTCAAACAATTGGCGAAGAAAGAAAAGAAGAAGAAGAATGCGAAGAAGAAGATTTCGCGTAAGTCTGGCCTCGAACTTTTCTATTCATAATGGATTACGAAGCGTTTGTCTATCTTTGGTTCGATTCTAAGAATCGGATGTTCTATCTTGGGTTTCACAAGGGGCACGAAGATGATAATTATACCCACTCATCGACGATAATGGAATCGTTTTCTAAAAAGAACATTCCTCAATACATGCGTCGTAGAATACTCGCAAGAGGTTCTTATGATGATATGACAGCTCTCGAAGTGTCTTTGCTCAAAAATCGTAAAGAGAAATGTTGGGACAGATACTATAATGTTATTGCAATTTTCCCACCACCTCCAAGGTTAGGTGAAGATAGTAATCTGTATGTTCATGGACGATCCAGTGATCCAGAGTATAATCGAGAGAGAATGAAAAGGTATCGTGAAAACAATCCTGAAAAGGTACGAGAGTCATCCCGAGAGTCATCCCGAAAGTGGCGTGAAAACAATCCTGAAAAGGCACGAGAGAGAGCTCAAAAGTGGCGTGAAAACAATCCTGAAAAGGCACGAGAGAACTGGCGAAGGTATCGTGAAAAGAATCCCGAAAAGTCAAGAGAGAGTGAACGAGAGAGAGCTCAAAAGTATCGTGAAAACAATCCTGAAAAGGCACGAGAGTCATCCCGAAAGTGGCGTGAAAACAATCCTGAAAAGGCACGAGAGAAATCTCGAAAGCATTATGCCAAAAAGAAACTAGAAAAGTCTTTACAAACTGATTCAAATAGTATAGTATAGGTTTTTATGAAAATTGCGATTATCAATGATACGCACTTTGGTGTGCGTAATGGAAGTGACATATTCATGGACTACATGGATAAGTTCTTTACGGATGTATTCTTTCCTTATTGTCAGGAGAATGATATCAAAAGAATTCTTCATATGGGTGATTTCTTTGATCATCGAAAATACATCAACATCAAGGCTCTGAAACGAGTGGATGACTTTTTCACATCTCGACTAGATGAGTATGATATGACGATGGACATCATTCCAGGCAACCACGATGTCTATTACAAGAATACAAATGAACTCAACTCGTTAGAAGAGATACTCAGTGGAAACGAACGGATTCGAATTCATATGAATCCTGTTGATGTTGAGTTTGATAATCTTTCGATTGGTATGTTGCCGTGGATCTCTCACGAGAACTATGACGAGTGTATGGAGTTCATTCAATCTTCGAAGTCGCCTATCATTGCGTCTCACCTTGAACTGAACGGATTTAAGATGATGAAGGGTGCGGTAGTCGCATCTCATGGTATGGATCCAAAACTCTTCTCAAGATATGAGATGGTTCTTTCTGGCCACTATCACACAAAGAGCGAAGAAGACAATATTCACTATCTTGGAACGCAATACGAATTGACTTGGGCTGATGCGGGTGATCCAAAACACTTTCATATACTGGACACCAATACACGAGAGATTGAACCAGTCAAAAATAAACATTGCCTTTTTCAAAGAATTCGTTATAATGATACGCAATCTTTACCCGAAATATCAAAGAAAGATATTGAAGGAACATTTGTAAAGGTTGTAGTTGTAAAGAAAAAAGATCTCTATGCGTTTGATAAGTTCATTGATAAGGTTCAATCCTATGGCCCGTTTGACATTAAGATTGTTGAAAACTTTGACGAGTATTCTGGCGAGAATGTTGATAATGACAAGATCTCTACGGTCGATACTCCCACATTACTTAACACTTATGTGGATTCTATCGAAACTGATTTGAACAAGGAGAAACTGAAGAACATCCTCTACGACCTTTATGTTGAAGCAAAAGACCTTGAAGCTATATGATTCTATTTAAAACTCTTTCCTACCAAAATTTTCTCTCTACCGGAAACACTCCGACGACCATAGATCTGAATCGCAGTTCGGCCACCTTGGTGGTTGGTGCAAACGGTGCAGGTAAGTCAACGATGTTAGACGCTCTTTCCTTTGTTCTCTTTGGAAAGGCTCATCGTAACATCAACAAACCACAACTGGTTAATTCTGTAAATCAGAAAAAACTTTTGACTACTTGTGAGTTCTCTATTGGTAAGACCGAATACAAAATCGTTCGAGGAATCAAACCAGTGGTGTTTGAGATCTATCGTAATGGTAAGATGATTAATCAGGAATCTCATTCCCGAGATTATCAAAAGGTTCTGGAGCAAAACATTCTGCATCTCAATCACAAATCCTTTCATCAGGTTGTGGTTCTGGGTTCAGGTAACTTCATTCCGTTCATGCAACTTCCCGCGAATCTTCGCCGAGGAGTCATCGAGGATCTTCTGGACATCAACATCTTTACAAGAATGAATCTGTTGGTCAAGGAGAGATACACTTCACTCAGAAATGAGATCTCTCAAACCGATCATCAATTAGATCTTCTGAAGTCACAGATTCAACTCAAGGAAAAACACATCAAGAAACTTCATGAGATTGATCTAAAACAAGCCACAAAGAATCAGAAAAAGATCGATGATCTCAAAGAAGAGATCGAACTTCTTCGAGTTCGTAATACAGACCTTCGCGAAGAATACGATTCAAAGAATCCGGACTTCGAAGTTCAACACAAAAAAGATTCCAACAAGAGGAAAGAGTTAGAAGGTTATCGTGGACAAATACGAAACAACATCAACTCATTGGTAAAAGAGGTAAAGTTTTACGAGAACAATGATACTTGTCCTACTTGCCATCAAGACATCGGAGATGACATCAAGAAGGAAAGAACTGATGAGTCAAAGTCAAAAGCAAAGGAGTTGAATTCTGGTCTTGAACAGATCGAGGATTCCATTTCGAAATGTGGTCAGTCTATCGACAAGATGGTTCAGGGTCTCAAGGAGATGAGCGATATTATGAGTCAAGTCATGGTCAATGACAGTATGATTCGCAACATCGAAAAGGGTATTGATAAGACATCTGCCGAAAAGACCGATACATCTCACATCGAAGAAGAGAAGACAGAACTAGAGGAAAAGAAAGGTGATCGTGATTCGATGCTTGATCACAAGTCAAATCAACTTGAAAAGAGATCTTACTACGATGCAGTAGGAGAACTACTCAAAGATTCTGGAATCAAGACAAAGATCATTCGTGAGTATCTTCCGGTGATGAATAATTTGATCAACAAGTATCTCAATATTCTGGACTTCTTTGTTCTCTTTAACATCGACGAAAGCTTCAATGAGACGATCAAGTCAAGACATCGCGACGACTTCACCTATCCATCTTTCTCGGAAGGTGAGAAACAGAGAATCGATTTGGCGCTTCTCTTTACTTGGAGACAGGTTGCTCGAATGAAGAATTCTGCCAACACCAATCTTCTTATTCTGGATGAAACCTTCGATTCAAGTCTGGATGCGGATGGTGTGGATAATCTGATCAAAATTCTCTACACTTTGCGTGAGGATTCTAACGTGTTCATTATCAGTCACAAACAAGATCTGTTGGATGGTAAGTTTCCGGCCCGAATGGAGTTCGTAAAGACAAATAATTTCTCAAAGATCAAAGAGTAATTTTACACTTTTTTAACAGTGTTTTGCCTTGCAATCTAAAAATGCGTCTCTATAATAGACGTATATGATTGAGGAATACCTACAGAACATAGTTGTCAAAGGCCCTCAAAACATAGCAGTTGTGAAATCTATTTTTACATCTTTTTTACCAAGTTTAGTCTTGTCTTTTCCAATTATTAGTTTATAGTTATAACCATAATGAAACTGTTAGATTATCAACTCCAATCGAATGTTGCCCGTTTGTTGTCTCGTGAAAACATCACGGTGACACACTCTGACGTTCGTACTGCTTGTTTTGACTTGAGAAATCGAGTGATGAAACTGCCTATCTGGAAAGATCACGGAAAGGTTGTTTATGATATGTTGATCGCCCACGAGGTTGGTCACGCAATATTCGATGATTATCCTCTCGTTGAAAAGTATCTGAGCGATAACAATTTCAGGGGTGTTCCTGATGCTCTCAACGTCATCGATGACGTTCGTATTGAGCGATTGGTACAGGATAAGTATCCTGGCCTTCCAAAGATCTTTCTCGCCGCGTATCGTTCTCTTGTTGAGTCCGATCTTTTTGGGTTGAAGGGTCGAGACATTTCAAAGATGAAGTTTCTTGATCGTTTGAATCTTCACGCTAAGATCGGGACAATTGTTTCCGTTCCTTTGGATGATGAAGAACTTGATTTTTACAATCGTTGTTATGCAGCTGAGACAACTCAGGATGTGATCGATCTCTTCGAAGAGTTTCAGAATCGACCTAAAGAAGATGAGGAGCCCCCGGAGCCTGAAGGGCGAGAGGAACAATCTTCGAATGAAGAAGGCGAAGAAGACTCAAATCCAGAATCCGGTGAAGATCCCTTGGATGTTTCTGATGATCTTGGTGATGAGGTTCAGGCCGCTCTTGATGAAGCGCTCAAGGTGGAAGATCTGTTTCGCGAAATGACAAAAGAAGATTATGATACACCCGATCAGGTATCAGAAGAGGATGATACCCAAGCGGGAGTCACCAGTGACGCTCCACAAGATTCGGAAAAGTCTGAAACTCAAGAACAGTTTGAAAAGAATATCGCGGAAAACTTCGAAAATCGGAATTGGCAAGATCCTCAAGCGGCAGATTACGTTCCGGTGCTCTTTCCTAGAAAATCATCTCTGGATAAAGCAACGAATTCTTACAAAGACGTGATAAAGAGTCGTGAAGAAAGTTCCGGTTCTGGCTGGCGTCTTCGGTCTTCTGATTTTGATGAAAAGTATATCGACTACAAAAAGAAGGTAAAGAAAAAAGTTGGTGTTCTGATTCGCGAATTTGAAAGACGCAAAGCTGCGTTTCGTTACTCTCGTTCTTCGGAATCTCGAATCGGCACTATTGATGTCAACAATCTTCACAAGTATCGATATGATGATCAAATCTTCAATACGGTAACTCAACTTGCCGATGGCCAGAATCACGGAATGATCTTTTACATCGATTACTCTGGTTCTATGGGGCGTGTATTATCTGATGTTATTGATCAGACTTTACATCTCGTATACTTCTGCGACAAAATGAATATTCCCTATGAGGTCTATTCATACACTTCAAGATATGGTTGGGATCGTAAATCGGATGTTTCTGATCCACAAGAAATAGATCTTTCTGGTTTGGTTCTCAACAATATCATGAGTTCTACAATGTCAAAAAAGGACTTTGAAATCGGATTTCAACAACTCTTCTTGCAGGCATCCTCCCACGGTTACATCGAAGGGTTGTCAACTCTGGAACAATTGGGTGGCACTCCTCTCAATGCGGTTATCATGGCTGCAAATCATCACTGTAATGATTTTCAGAAAAAACATCGTGTTGATAAACTGAATGTGATTATGCTCACGGATGGTGATTCGGAACAGGCACGAGCTAGCGTCGCGAACAATGGTATTACTGTCTTCGAAGGTAAGAAAATTGATATCTCCGGCAAAACTACCTTTGCTGGTAATAATTCAAGATCTTCTGGAAGCTATTACAGTCGTGTCGATCATCAACAGGTGAAACTTCTCAATCTTCTTCGCAAGAAGGCGACAGTGATCGGAATGTATCTTCCATCTTCTTTGAATGATGCAAAGAAAAAGATCTCTTTGGCTGAGAAGTCAGCGGACAAGTTGCGAAAGGTATACTCCAAAAACAAGTTTATCAATCTGCCAAATGTTTCTGGTTATGATGCTCTGATGATCCTTCCCCACAATATTGAAATACTTGATAAGGATTTCCACTTCTCAAGTGAGGAAGATATCTCTGAAAGTCGTTCTGCTCAGTCAAAGTTGGCAAAACAGTTCGCCAAAAACAACTCGGAAAACAAGAGATCGCGGGTGATACTGTCAAAGTTCGCCGAGTTGATCGCCTAAGGTTTTTAAAAAGAAGAAGATATTATGGAACAGTTCGAAAAAGATTTGATAGAGGTTTTTGGTGATCGCATTCGGGAGGATGAGGAGTTTGCCAAAAGGATTTATGCCGCTCTAGCGAATGTGAAATGGAATAAGGGGGACATCGTATACGGGTGTACCTTCCGGTACGCTGGTGGACTAATATCGGATATTAGGGAAGAAGGGGATTACATCGATTGGTACTGCTGCGCTCCGGAAGGAAAGGTTGACTCCGACATTCGAGAGGCTTTATCAAAGAAGGGATGGGCTCCAAGTTTCTATTAGGATCTCGCAGAATAACTTTTACAACTTTTTTACACTAATTAGTGTTGACAATTGATAATTTTTCTCCTACAATACTCGTATGAAAAATGGTGATAAAGAAATCCTCTCTGGTTTGATCAAAGCTGCAAACACTAAGGGGATTGATACTTGGTCGCGAAACACTGCGATTGATCTTCTCCGTTCCTATGAGAAATGGCAGAAGTTTGCCTCGGCGAAACAGTCCGAGTTTGCTCGAAATCTACCCAAGTCAGCGTATGAAAAACTTGAAGAAAAGAATCGCCAATCCGAACGACTCGATAATATTCCCGCGGCCGATAAACTGCAAGATAAAGATCGAAAGGTCGTTTCCGGAAAGGTTATCTCTCTTAAGTGGAAGGACACTAGATTTGGTTGGTATGCTACTCAACAGCTGAAGGTTCTTCTTGATATTGGTCACGGAAGAAAACTCTGGGCTACGGCTGACCCTCAAATGAAAGTTGATCAGGAATGGTCTGTGAAAATAACGATCAAGACCACCGATGATCCGACTTTCCTAATCGGTTCTCGCCCTGCGGGATGGTTGTTGATATTTGATGTGTGACTCGAAACTTTTTACAAAATATTAACAACATTGAGTATTGACATTTGATAAGATTTGTATAGGATATAGGTATATTATGAATAAAAGTGAACTAAAAAACTACTTCGTGAAAAACACTCCGGTCGGAGAATCATTGTCTCGCAAGGAGATCCTCTCCAGAGCTGAGTCTTTGGGTGTCAAACCACGAGTGGCCAGATCAATGTTGTATGCTAATTTTCCGGAGATCACTAAGGTTTCTCGGGGAAACTATGCGTTCGGTGGTGATCCTGCTCCGACTCCTGCTCCGACTCCAGTCGTTTCGACTCCCGCTCCGGAGCCAGTAATGAACTTTGAGAAGTCCGCTTCGGTTTCTCTTCGGTCGGTTTCTTCGGTTTCTGATGATGAGATTTATGTCCCTTCTAAAGATGTGACTTTCATCAAGTGGGGCGAGTTTTCGAAGATCAAGAAGATTATCGATTCCAAACTTTTCTTTCCGACTTACATT